GGTCGGTCCTATCACAGAAGTGAACAACACCGCCGCTATAAGCCATCTGAAAATTTTGGTTAGTAGAACCAGTGACTTTTGATTTGAGTGATGCTGCTGCAAGCGTATTTGCAACTGGGTTATATGTAAAACCTTCACCGGATGAAAAGTCTCCAGACATATAAAACAGCTTGCCATCAGGGTTATACGCTCTTTGGTTTTTATACTCTTGCCAGTGTGAACTGTTACGGCTGTAAGTTGCGCTAGAGTAATAGTTTCTGTTTGCTGATGACCAAGTTATTGAGTCATCTGATGGGTCATAGGTTCCTACTTGACTGTCAAAGAAGGTTACGTTGCTTGAAAAAGTTGCAAACAGATTGTTTGACCCCGTGCCGCCACCGTAAATTACACCATTTTCTCTGTTTATATCACCAGCCATTCCAGAGTATTGTGTATAGGTGTATAAAGTTGTGACAGTTCGAGAAGCGTCAGCGGCAATAACTACTTTCGATACCACCATCGTGCTTGAATTTGTCGAGTGGAAAAATAGAAAAATACCGTTTGCGTCATCAATTTTAATTAGGTAGCCGTTATAGTCGTCGTCATGGTTGCTAAACGTATACCTGCCAGCGGAACCTGTAGGCGAGCCGGAACTGTCCAGAACTTGACTACCAACTGCTAATCCGTTCGTTGACGTATTAAAGGCATCAACGAATACTGTACCGCCTCGACATGTATGCTGATTCCCAAACTTCCTTGAGTAGCCTGCGTTGATATAACCATAGCCTGAGCTTGCGGATGCTATATAAAAATTGGCGTGGAGAATGTGGTGCGAAAGTGTGCCGTCCGACTTGTTTACTTTGATAATACCAGCTTGCGATTTATACTGGCCGCTAGTTGCATAATAGTTCAAGCGATATGCGACTAGGTAGTGGGTTGAAGTTTGGCCTATGTTTTTCTGAAGTACATTCAAGGCCCAGTTAAAGCCGCCTCCAATTACGTCTGCATAGGCGCTTGAAAATCGTGATACGCCGTCTTTAGACAGCGTTACGCGAAGTAATCCACCTCCTGCTGAGCCACCATACCAAATAATGTTACTTCCATCAGGTAGAAATCTATCCCCAGTAAGCTCATCTGGCTGTCTATTATAGTTACCGTTTGAAGTTTCTGAAGCAGTTAAAAAGTCTGGACGAGCGCCCGCTACCTCTTCTTTTAAAGCATCACTGGAGGGCAGCAGCACTCCTGAATTGCTTAGTTTATAAGATGCACCTGCGCTTACATCAATGCCTGCCGTTGCTGTTGAAGGGGTGTATGTATTAGCACCACCGCCACCGCCGCCACTAATAAAATCTGTAAAATTGCTCATGTCATTACCCAACCGCGAGTCGCGTCCACATAAATAAATTCGATTGAAAGATAGGCTGTGTCGAGAGTCATATCCGAAGCGTCGCCCATGATGTTTGAACCGTTCCTAGCCACCACTGTGTCAGTAAAGTTGCCCACAGTAATCAACACCCGCTGACCAGCAGTAGGTGACGCAGGTAAAGTGATAGTCTGTCCAGCCGCGCTGACGTATAAGTGAGTATTGACTGTAGCTGTCAAAGATGAAGCTGTACTTACTGTAGCAATACCTACAGCAACTTTATCTCCTGTCTGTAGCGCAGAATCTGCTAAAGTTCCTTGTGCCGCTGTAGCGTAATCTGCAGAATCAAAAGCCTTCACTTGAGCAAGGTTAGCTACCTCGCTGTCCATCAACGCACCAGCGGCCCTTACCGTAGCTGTGTCAGTAACCTGGGCACTGGCTTCGATGCCGTCGAGCTTACTGTGGTCAGCGTCAGTAAAGTTATTCTGGGACAACTCGCCATCTTGGACAGAGTATGTCGTATTGGTGTTTGTGTCCGTGCTAGTGATTGTGAAGTTAGGGTAAGTACCAGAGACAGTTGTTGCACCTGCTCCTGTGAGGCCAACCGTTTGGTCAGCCTGAGCAGCGGTGGCAAAGTCAGTCGCTGCTGAGGTAGCCGCAGTCCCTAAGCCCAGGTTTCCCCTGGCAGCAGAAGCACTTACCAGGTCACTCAAGTTTGCCGTAGCCACCAGGGTACCCGACAATGAAGCATACGCTGCCAACCAGTTGCTGCCGTCATACACTTTCATGACATTACTGGTTGTATCGAAGTACAGGCTACCGCTGGTGAGCGCATCCCCGTCATTATCGACAGTAGGCGACGAAGACTTTTGTCCCAGGTACCTGTCGTCGAATGAGTCAAGAGCGGCTAAGGCAGCATCACGCGCAGTGCCTGCCGCAGTGGCTGATGTTGATGCAGCTGATGCTGAAGATGCTGCTGCAGTAGCACTGGCACCTGCATTTGTGGCACTGGTTCCAGCGTTCGTTTCACTCACCGCAGCCTGGGCGGCTTTTGTTGTACTTGTGGCGGCTGAGGATGCCGCAGAGGCAGCAGATGAGGCCGAAGCTGATTCACTAGAGGCCGAAGCTGTCTCCGAAGCCGCAGCATTTGTCTCAGCAGTTTCTGCAGCAGCTTTCGCAGCTAAAGAACTTGCCTCACTAGCAGATGCTTGTGCAGCTTTAGTTGTCGCGGTTGACTCCGATGACGCCGCATTTGACGCGCTGGTCGCGGCATTTGACGCCTGAGTCGCCGCAGTGGCGGCACTTGTTGAGGCACTTGCTGCCTGGGAGGAAGCAGTTGCGGCGCTAGAGCTCACAGATGACGCGCTTGCAGCGGCATTTGTCTCCGCAGTTTCCGCATTTGTCTCCGCAGTTTCTGCGGCTGCCTGAGCAGTGAGCGACGCATTTTTCGCTGCAACTGAAGCATCTTTGGCAACTACCGAGGCAGCTCTGGCGGTTTCTGAATCCGCTGCTTTTGTCGATGAAGTTGCTGCACTCGCTGCTGCGTTTGTCGCTGAAGTTGAAGCCTCTGCTGCCTTTGTTGTCGCTGTCGATGCATTTGCTACGCTCGTGTTTTTTGCAGTTTCCGAGGCAGTGGCACTGACGCCCGATGCCTGGCGAGATACTTCTGAGGCAGCAGCACTTGCAGCCGCTGCATTAGCTTTTGCGGTCGCAGTGGCGGCATCAGCGGCAACCGAGGCAACACTGTCGGCAGCAGTTGTTGCTGTAGACGCTGAAGCGGCTGCTGAAGCCTGAGACAATGCTGCGGCGGCGGCTGAGGCAGCTGCGTTGGTGACGGAACCTTCGATAGCATCAGTTTCAGTGCTAGTGGGTCCCGAGGAACTGAAGAAGCTTGAGTTTGCCATTGTTACTCCATTTAATAATTAGTCATTGGACGTATTGCTTGGAGCGTTCCCGCTGATTCAGCATCGTCGGCCTGTCCTTGAATCTCTGCCAGGAACTGTGCGTACTTACCGTCAAACAAAGGCGCTCGTTCGTCCAAGAAATAATCAGCGGCATAGGTAAGGGCAGCATAGATGACTAGGTCTGAACCGATGCCCACTAAGTTATTAGTGTCACTGTCAGACACTAATTCAGGAAACTGAGCGTAATAGTTGACAGTGAGTGTCCCTGAGCTTGGCACTGGGTAAAGTAAAACCTTGCCGCCCTCCCTGGTGAAAAAGTGTGGTGAGCCTGTGCCGCCTGTTTTCTTCATGTCCAGCATTTCACCAGCAGGAAGTTTTACTAGGGCATGGCTGTCACTATGAAAGTCTATGCCTTCCAAATAATCATTGGGCAGAAACACATGGTCTGTGGACGCAGTGAAGGTATAGGTGTGTGCCTTTTCCATACTGGGTAACCGCAGGGTACGCTGGACTCTCGCAATACCCTGGTCAATAAAAGTATCGGCAAGGGCATCAGTGATGTCGCTGCGGTTAAGCACGGCCTTGAAGTGAGTTCTGATTTGACCCTTGTTCATTGTCTATTTCCTCTTTGCAGTTTTGGCTGCTTTCTTGAATGCCTTAGCCGTTGGAGCACCTTTGGTCCCAGGCTTCCGCATGGTCTCTCCACTGCCTGCCTTAATAC